AGTTCTATTACTGCCTGGCAGCGTCACCGCGAATTTGAAGCATATCGAAATATGCTGCAGAAGTTTGGTGGAAAATACCCATTTATTGCTGTCGTGAGCGACAGTTACAATATCTTTGAAGCTGTTCGTGACGGATGGGGTGGTGAACTGAAAGATGAAGTGATGGGTTGTGGATCAATCATTGTAGTTCGGCCTGATTCAGGCAAACCAGTTGACGTGGTTCTCAAAATTCTTTTGATCTTGGATTCTAAGTTTGGACACAAGATTAACAAAAAAGGTTATCGCGTACTTTCTTACGTTAAGATAATCCAAGGTGATGGAATCGATTACGATCCAATTTTTGATATTCTGACTACTATCAAGGGTTATAATTTCAGCGCTGAAAATGTATTCTATGGAATGGGTGGAAAGCTTCTCCAGGGACAAGATCGAGATACGCAGAAGTTTGCTCAAAAGACTTGCGCCGCTTTGATCAATGGCGATTGGGTGGAAGTCTATAAAGATCCAGTAACAGATCAAGTGAAGCGTTCCAAGCGTGGGCGTCTGATGCTCTATTGGACTCAGGAAAGAGGATTTTTCACAGCCGATATGACCAAACAATCAGACCACGATCCTGGGGCTATACCAATGTTGAATTGCAAATATCGCATGGGTAAGCTTTTAATTGATCATGACTTCAAAGAAGTCCAGGAACGAATCAATACATATATGGAGGCTGTATAATCATGGGATGCGTTGCGACTATTGGTTTTAACCGTATGCCAAAGCAAGGTCCATGGGTTGGAAAGAAGGTTGACGTGTATTTTCATTACGACACCTCTAAGTCAATTAGAGGTGAAATTATACGAGACGATACAGAGCAACCTTATGTGGGGATAATTAAGTTGGAGGATGGGCGTTTTGTATTGGATACAGAGTGCCAGATGAGCATGCCAAAGTAGAATTCGTCCAGAGCCACGAACCGCTGTGACGGTGCAGTAAGCCGAGTGTTACTCTCGTGGCTCTGGTTGAATTTAAGTTCATTGTATCGGTTGCGTAATATGTGGTATATTATAATATTTGTTGTATTTTCTTTGGTTTGGTGGTGGAACGAGCTTAGAAATAAGTCTGGAAGAGAATTTGTGTCAACTTATATATTGTTTACCCTTTTAGGATATTTGATGTGCGCTTTATCCTTTTTGGGGTTTCTACTAGTCGTTTACGGATGTATTCATTCATCGATTAAAATAACTGATTGATAGTTCAAATAATTCATTTCTTGAAATCTGCGATGTGTTGCTTCATAATTCTTATCCAGGTTGAACACAAACAAGCGGAGACTGGAAATGATTTCGCCCACTTTCAATGCGGTGACCATCGAGCAAAATCAACTTCGCGATTTAGTTTTGTCTGGTCGCGTTGAAGCCAAAGACTTAACCTTTTGTGAAGGTTTGGTCAAAGAAGCAAAGCTTTCCTTGCGCCAGGCCTACTGGGTTGGTAAGATGATTGAGAAGGCCAATAATAATCCTCATCCTTTGACCGGGTTTGCGGCCCAAGCGCAGGGTTGGCAACCAGATCCGGTCATCAAATTGGATGTGACCAAGATCGTGGCCATGTTCGAAAGCGCTCGAAAGCACCTTAAATTTCCCAAAGTCACTCTTCTTATGAACGAGAGTGATCTCAAATCTGGAGTTCGCTTCAGTTTTGACCGGAAAGGTCGAAATCTTCTTTGGGTTAACGATCAACACAGCTATGGAGTGACTTACGCTTCTATCAATTTGGATACCGGCGTTGTGGATTTGCGCCGGTATGGTCAAAAGGTTAAGACGGAGTTTATGAAGCTTCTGGAGAATTTCTCCAAAAAGCCTATTGAAATGGCCATTCTTCATGGAAAGTTGACTGGAAACTGTTGCTTCTGTTCACTTCCACTTACTGATGAGCGGTCGTTGCAGTGTGGGTATGGCGACACCTGCGCGCGCCATTATCGATTGCCTTGGGGCAAGCAGAATAACATGACTGCTATCGGTGATTGGGCTTTGAACGGCGTGAAGGTTGCTCCAAAGGAACGGACTTTCAAGGTTGTATTGAATAGCTCTTTGTGGGTATATATTGAGAATGGTAATCGCCTTTCCAAGGTTGTTGGAAACGAGCAATTCAATCCAGATTCTCTCACAAAAGTTCAATTGGATTCTTTGCTCCAGAATGTTAAAAACGAATTGAGTCCAGAGAATCTGACCTGTGATGGTGAACTTCGCGGCCAGAAGCTTCGCGAGAAGAAGAATTATCTGACAACTGTGAAGGAAGATTTGGAGCAATTGCTATGAAAACGTTTGTTATTATTGATAAATCGTCCAAAACATTTCCCTACATTGCAACGTACGTGGCATATAGTAATGAGCTTGCTCCAGTTCCGGTCTCACCATTGTCACGCGCTAGGCTTTGGGAGGTTAATGATTCAACCGAATCAAGATATGATGACGCGGATGTAATGTTGAACTTTTATAAGGATCATAAACTCCAAGGCAAAGATTGGGAAATTCGCGAAGTTTCCATCACGACTATTGGCGAACCAATTCAATTGCCTTGGTGATTATTGACGAGATATCAATATGACTATTACCATCCACATTCCCCATTGGTGGCCATATGTTATGGTTGGCCTTGGAGGATTTGTATTGGCTTGGCTCATTTTCGTAATCTTGATGAATAAAGCTCTGGGACCAATTATTAGAATAATTGAAGATCGATTTGGGAGATGGTAATGACACCAATTATTGATTTGATGAACAAAAACGATAGGAAGCTGAGTCTGTTTACTTTGGGCGCAAGTGTATCGCAAAGTTTTTGTGCAATCAATAACTTACCGTTGCCAGAATACAAGATAAAGAGACTTACTTCCACAGGTCGCTATCTAGGACAGACCCGCACCAAAAGAGCACAAATTTTGGTGAATTTGGAGAAAACTGCTTATCCAGTTGAACGACCATCTCACATGCGCTGGAGTCATCCCGGCTGGAAGACGGATCGAACTGCATGTGGTGTGGTTTTGCACGAAACTGGCCATCATGTCGAAGAAGTTCTCTCATACCGCAAACCATTCTTATTCGATAGCTGGAGGAAGCTCTGGCGTGGTACCAAGCGAGTGAGTGGATACGAACCCAATTCCGCCGAAGCATTCGCGGAGACGATGCGGTTGTTCATTGGTAATCCAGATCTGTTGAGACTCGCTATCCCGGCGCGATATAATTACATTCGTGGGGAGTTGAAATTGGAATCAATTCAACCCCATGAGAACTATCGCGCGGCCATTGGCAATCCCAATTATTACGCTGCTGCTGATAGGTGGATTGGCGCCAAATAAAAGAGGATACCAATGAGTAATGTAATTCTTTACAATAGAAAGCCAGCAATTCAAATTTCAGACACAGAATTTAAATATTTGACCGAAACGGAACTTGTCGCTATAATACAGGCACAAGAGAAGCTTTTGGAGGATGCTAATACTGCAACCGTGGTATATATTTCCCAGATTGCTGAATTGAAGAATCTGCTTGCTAAACCAAAGAAAGTAGCAAAGGAAATTAAGAATGACTCTGACGCGGTTTGAACAGCTTCGTTCTTATTGGTGGGATTCGGCCACCCGAAAACCAAAGGTGAAATTGAAATTGCGCGATTTCCGCGCCCGTAATTTTCCGGACGAAAATAGAACTATTCTTCAGAGTTTGGAAACTGCTCGAAAGAGTGAATTCTTTCAAAAGCGTTTTGGAACTATCGAGACGTCAGTTAGTGACTAACTTGATCCAAGAATTGCCTGTGGAATCCATGACTCATCAACAGCTCATGGATGAAGTCCGGCGCTGGAGAATTATTAGCCGTAAGATGGTGGGACAAGTTTCCAAACTGAAGGCATTTCAGGAAATAGCCGAGACTCCAAAGGCTATGCAAGCCAAGATTAACGAGGCTCGTGGGGAACTTGTCTTAAAAGATCGACAAATATTTGAAATGAACCAATTGATCCATAATCTCCGAGAAGACCCATTGGGAATTGAGAAACGGTTTCAAAAACCAATCAAAATTAAGGTGCATTAAAATCATGCGTATTCCTGAAGATTTCTTAATTCATTTGGCTCGTAAGGCCGATGAAGCTGAGAGCGACGCTGGTCATGGCGGTAGATTTGATGATGGCGGCGCGAGTCATTTACGAGAATTGATTTGCGCTTATCGTTCTGGCCGAGACGACTCCATACCATCTTTCTGGGTAGGAGAATTGAAGAATTTTGAGAGAATGAATCAAGAAGAATACCAACTTTATTTACGATTGAAAACCAAATACGAATTCGCAAAATGAGCAAATTATATATTATTCGTGGCCTGCCTGGAGCAGGCAAATCCACCTTAGCAAAAGAAATTGCTGCAAGAACAGGAGCCGACCATTGGGAAGCAGACCAATATTTCATCAAGAATGGAGTTTATAAATTTGATGGAATGAGTATTGGAGAAGCGCACGATCAATGTCACAGTAATTTCTCCGATTCCATTTTAGCTGGACGTGATGTAATCGTTTCCAACACCTTTACAAGACTTCGGGAATTTGAGGAATATGTTTACGACGCACAATCCTGTAAATATGATGTAATAATCATTGAATGTTTGGAAAATTATGGTTCAATCCATAACGTACCAGACAGTTCCATGGAGAGAATGCGATCACGTTGGGAACCAAATTCAAAATTACAAGAAATTCAAGCTAAGGCTTCTATGGCATTTGAATTTGATTGGGAAGATATTACGTTATTGAATCAGGACGAGTTTGACCTTCATGAAATGTTACCGATTTAAGCACATTCCAACAGGAATGTATTGGCGTCCGTCAAGGACGGTTAGAAAATTAATCAAACCAACCAAAGATAAAACTATTTGGATGATGGTGAAGAGTAACCTTTCCAAGAAGGGGAAAGTGTATACAGATCCTCCTAGTTGGAGGTGGTTGAAACATGGTTTTTATAATCATGTATTAGTCCAGAAAATGCTTGAATCTGGTCGCCACCACGATAGTTATTACACTAAACCTTTTTTGTCTCCATTTATCCAAAGTGAGTGGGAATTGGAAGTACTATGAATCTTGAGAAGATTCGGAAATTTGTGGAAGAGAATCCAAAATTGGTTTCTTTTCAACCATCTACTCGATATCCAAATTTGTACGTGGTTAAGTACAAACGCAAAGTCTTTTATGATAATCTTTGGACACCAGAGTTGTTGGAACTTCGTGGTTTGGTTGTGGATAAGGATTGGAATGTTGTAGTTCATCCTTTTACCAAGATTTTTAATCGTGGAGAGAATGGGACGGATATTCATCGCGATGAAAGTGTGATTGCAGTTCGGAAGATTAATGGTTTCATGGCTTGCGTGACTCGTTATAAGTCAAACAATGTCATTTCCACTACGGGTTCTTTGGATTCAGACTTCGTCAAATTGGCTGAGAAATATTTGAGCCATTTGACCATCTGGACAGGTTTTTCTTACATATTCGAGATATGTGATCCATCCGATCCACATATCGTTCCGGAACGGCCTGGAGCTTATCTTATTGGAATGAGAGATTTGGTATCAGGAAATATGATGCCTGAAGACTTCTTGGATAACGAAGTCAACAAATTGGTGAATCAATGGCATAACAAGCCAATACCTCTTAGGCCTGATTGGTTTCGGATTCCATTTGGAAATTTGGTAGATATTTCCAAGAGAGCCGTCCATGAAGGTTATGTGGTTTATGGACAGACATCTGGAACAGTTTTGAAGATTAAATCTCCACATTATCTCTTCAATAAATTCTTGGCTCGAAAGAGTGTTGAAAAACTTGATGTGATGTTGGATAATCCTTCAAATGTTAAGAAAACTGTTGATGAAGAGTTCTATCCAGTGATTGATTTTCTGGTTGAAAATAAAGAGAAGTTCAAAGCTATGAATGAGCAAGAGCGGCTCCAATACATTCGTGAATTTATGGAATTAAGATGAATCAATTGGAGAATAACGTGAAATTTTTGTTTTTGGATATTGATGGTGTGTTGAATAGCGCTGAATTTCTTCAATCATTTAAGATTGATAGTAGAGTGGAGCGAACGGAAAGGATGCTTAAAAGATTTGGGGTAATTCCAAATAATAAATTTGCGAATGACATTGAATATTATGGAATTGATATTGATCCAGAAGCCTTTCAGAGATTACAAATTGTTTGGAAATGTCATCCAGAAACCAAAATTGTAATTAGTTCCTCATGGCGTCATCAGATAGAGATGGCGGGAATGATTGAACTCTTTAAATATTTTGGTTGGAACGATGCACCTATTATAGGATACACTCCAGAATTGCGTCGCCAGGATGTTGATCCAGAAGGAAAAATACAAGTTGTACGTGGACATGAAGTGGAATATTGGTTGGCTTGGGCAGGCAGAAGCCTCATCAAGGATAAAAGAACTAATCAACCAAATGCCAACAAATACGTTATCTTGGATGATGATTCGGACTTTTTGGAAGGTCAACCATTAGTTCAGACCAGTTGGGAAACAGGATTGTTGAATAATCACATAGACCAAATTTGCAGGATATTGTCTAATGATTCTTGAAAAATCAATACCACATTTGTACAGACGTTCTAATATATGGCTTTGTAAAGATCGTAATAACAACGCGACATATGGAGGCTCAACTCCGTTTGAGGCTTATGGACAATGGCAAAAATACCATTGTCTGTATTGCAAGAAATGGTTATCTGACGTAATATTGGTAGTGAACTTGGGAAAATTTTGTTCTAGACAATGTTATCAATATCATTTGGAGGATGAGCATGTCGGCTGATTTAATCAACGGCTTGTACGAAGGTTTGGGAGCGTTCTTTATTCTTGGCCATTGTTGGAATTTATGGAAATCCAAACAACCTTGGGGCGTTTCAATTTTGGCCATAATCTTTTTCACCTCCTGGGGAGTTTGGAATCTTTATTACTATCCAAGTTTGGGTCAATGGTATTCCTTTTCTGGTGGTGTTTTAATTGTTCTCTGTAATTTCTTATACGTTAGTCTTTTGGTTTATCTTCGTAAGAAACACCCAAAACCAACTCGATCTAAAGAAGAGATTTTGGAGCACGATTTTATGATCAATCGAAAAAGGCGGCCACTTGCTGACGGATTGATCGTCTTTTGCAAAGGCATGGTGATAAGAAAATGAAATTCAAGGCTCCCAAAACAAATTTTGGACGATTCTGGTTCTATTATTTGATCCAATTTGTCAGTTACGCAATTTTGGTAGCCAATGGCCGAGCCTATATGCTTGGTTCATATTTCTGGACCGCTGTTACAGATACTCTATTTGCTACTATGAATTTTGTTGTGGCTAGAGTGATTTATAAGGATATGAAAGATTCCAACGATCAGTTGCATGGTTGGTCTCTTTTGGCCTACGTAGTAGGAGGAACCAGCGGATCGTTGTTTGCAATATGGGTCACGAAACATCTGTACGGAACCTAGACTATTACATAATTCTTCGCTATCATAATATGCTATGAATACATATTTTACATCCGATGTCCATTTTGGGCATAACAACATTCTAAAGAAATTCTGCCCAGATACGCGCCAAGGTGTTGATGTGGATGATATGAATCGAATTATCATCCATAATTGGAAGAAACAAGTTCGACCAGAAGATCATGTTTGGCTTCTTGGTGATATATTTTTCATTAATGATGTGAATATTTGTGCCAATATTTTGAGACAATTGCCTGGAATTCTGCATTTGGTTTATGGGAATCACGATAAGATTATCCGAAACAACCAATATCTGCAAGATTTTTTTACTGAATGTGTGGAATGGGCAGATATTATGTTGAAGCCTCCTGGAATGTATTCCAATACCAGAGACCAAAGAGTGATTCTTCATCATTATCCGACCTACGAGTGGAAAGACATGCATAAAGGCGCGTTCCATCTTTATGGTCATATTCACTCCAAATATGGTTTGGAGGAACATCCATTTGTAACAGGTCGAGCAATGGATGCGGGAATTGATTCCAGACCAAATAAGGATATGACGCTTTGGTCTTGGGAAGAAGTTTACCAGAATTTGATCCAGCGGAAAATTCGTGGCCATCATGAGGCTGAATTGTAATGGGAAGATTGTTGTTTGACGAATTAAGAGGAATTCAGAACGATACAACTCCTCCAAGAGGATTGGAGAATTGTATTCCTGCAGACGAGGTAAAGACCAGGCCTGCTGTAGCAAAACCAAACTGGTTTGAAAGACTTATGTGTTGGTTCAGTATTCACGATATTGAATTAAACACGAATCGTTCCGAGTTCTATTGCCGGAATTGTACGTACAATAAAAAGTTGAGGGAATATTGATGCAAATGATAGATGATGGTGAACGAATGTATGTTTGTAAAAACCCATACCAGGGTAGATATAAGCGAGTTTTAGCTATTTGTTCGGCTGGACTTCTCCGTTCACCAACAACAGCGCTTGTTCTTTCTCAACCTCCATTCAGTTATAACACGCGTTCTGCTGGAATCGATAGCTATGCATTGATTCCTGTGGATAAGGTTTTGTTGCACTGGGCCGATGAAATCGTTTGTGTTGAGCAATCAATAACTGATAAATTACGTGATCGTCCTGGTGTACTTGGGGATGAAATTGAATCCAAGATCGTGACGTTGGATATTCCAGATCAATATCCTTACAGATCTGATGTTCTACAGCTTATCATCAAAGAACAATATACAAAATATTTGGAGGGAAAGAGCGCGTCCAAAGGTTGATTATTTCTATGACGAGGATGGGTATACTTATGAAGCAGTATCTGGTTGCAGCTCTATCTGTCGCCGCCCGCGACACTACTAAGTTCCTTCATTGGGAGATGAGAAAAATTCCGCATTCGTTTAATCAATCAGATTTTGTTGGTGTTATGGAAGGACGGATGTTATTCCTGAAGGATCATTTTGAATATCACGTTCCACCTGAATTTGTTCGAGTTGTTGTTTGAGAGGTTTCTATGGCGTTGAAGATTACACAAAATTATAAATTGGCTACTCTACTCCAGAGTGGTGAGCAAGTCACAGTAGAAAAGATTATGGAAACTTTGGGTATTTCCAAAATTTCTGTGGCGGTATACATATTTGATCTTCGTAAGAAGCACAAAGCTGATATTGAGAATATTAAGGATGGTAATAAGGTTGTTGCCTATCGTCTGAAGAACAAGATTGACGTTCCTCAATATCGTTCCAATAACAACCAAATTGAAAAGAAGGTTGATGGTAATACTGTTACCGTTGTAGCCGATTCGTCTAAGGATGGAGGTGGTGCACCATTCAACACTCCAATCTTGGATCAGGATAACGTGGTCACTACAATTTCGGATCGTGACATGGCTGATTTACATGATCAGTTAGGTTTGAACGAGAATGGTTCCAATTTCAATCTGGATTAATCAATGACATACACATGGTTGATATTAAGGGATAGCGATTGGGGCAAGAAAGACGAGATTATTGAAATCCAAATGCCTATGAGTGAGTATGATGGATTTAAGGAACAGAACAAAGAAACGCTAGAACGATATCTTGATGTTGTTCCGATGTTGACTGGTGCCTTTGGAACCTATGCAGCCAAACTTCCTGTAACCTTTGCTAATCGTTTGCGCCAAATAGAGCAAAATTATCCAGGCGCAAAAGGTATGTTGGATAATAGTAAATTCAATATTCCAAGGGAGTGGTAATGTTTCATCCAACTGTTCCGTTCGTCATTTATGTTTTTTGGATTCATTTCGTTAGTGATTTTGTTCTTCAAACAGATCAAATGGCGAAAAGTAAGAGTACATCTAATGAATGGTTAACAAGACACGTATTGACTTATGGAGTTTTCTTTTTCATTTATTTGGGACCAGTTTACGCTATAGTCAATTGTGTTTTGCATTGGATTACTGATTACTTCTCGTCTCGCGCTTCTTCAAAACTTTGGAAAGAAGGACGGGTTCACGATTTCTTTGTGGTGATTGGTTTGGATCAGGCAATTCATATGACTTGTTTGATTCTTACTCTTCCTTTGGTATGGTGGCCATTCTTATGACAATTTCAATAATTACGCCAGGTAAACTTAAAATTAATAGGATTTATCGTGGTAGATGTAAAGATTGTGGATGTGAATTTGATTTTGAATGGAAAGACGCGAAACTTAGAACTGATTCAACTGGAAGGAGGGATTCTGATTATTTGGAAATAAATTGCCCTCAAGATGGTTGTGATAATATTTTATGGATATCAATATGAATATTTGGTTATTGATATTTCTGGGTTTGGTTTTATGGATTTTTGCTAGCGGTATATGGCTTTATAATGGTATTGGGAATAAGTCTAAACCAGGACCAAAGAAATGGACCATTCGATGGTGGTTGCAGGGATTTGAAATTATTCTTGCGGCTCCAATTTTCTTTTTGATTTGGATAATCGGATTCTTTCCAAGGAAATATTGATGATAGAATATATTGTAATAGGATTATTGGTTTGGATTTTGATTGGTTCTATACGTTTTCTGTTTTCCTTGGAAGACTTGGTAGCGTTGAAGGTTCAATTGACTGGAATTGACTGGGTTATTTCTGGACCATTTTATCTTCTGCTATTAATAGTGACGAAGATCAAAGGTTCATGAAAATATTCAATCATCAACTCGTAACGCCACCTGAATTGATCCAAATAAATGATCCTGTAACTGGAAAACGTTGTTATGGACTTCCGGATGGGACAACTTTTCCATCCGTGACCACTGTTCTTAAGGAATTACCATCCAAAGGATTGGATGCTTGGAGAAAACGTGTTGGCGATAAGGAAGCGGATCGAGCTACGCAACACGGTGCCAATCGTGGTTCGGCACTTCATAAAGTTTTGGAACAATATGTCAGAAACGAAAAACCAGAAATTGAACATCCAATTGTAAAAACTTTATTTAGCCAGGTTCGCGCTAGTTTTAATGCTCTTGATAACATTAAGGTGATCGAATCTCCTTTATTTTCAAGACGCTTGTTTATGGCAGGAACTCCAGATATTATTGGAGATTATTCCGATTTGTTGAGCGTCGTGGATCTTAAAACTTCTACCAAAGTAAAACAGGAAAAATATATTTGGAGTTACTATTGCCAAGTTGCTGCGTACGCGGTTATGTATGAAGAGTTGTATGGAATTCGACCAAAACAAGGTGTAATCATTATTGCCGTGGAACAATCACCAGTACCCCAGATATTCAAGAAATCTATCTCAGAGTGTTTTGATTTATTGGTTGATTATGTTCGGAAAGTAAATGATTACAAAAAGAGCTTGAAAAAACAAGGAAAATAAGATATAATGAACGCTCCCATAATACAACCCATCGAGGATGGTCATGCGGAACGTACATTGGTTTCTGATTACATTTTTTGTAGCGATTGTTGGTAGTTTATTAATTTTTCGTGAGGTTGATTCAACTTCAACAAGAATTGAACAACCAATAACATATAGAGAATTTTCCGAACAATTGGGAGAACACTACAAACCAATTTTTGAAAAGAGAATTAAAGCTCATAATCTTGCATTAGAATTGGCTTGTATGGCGGATAATATCTATAACGAGGCTGGTTTTGAATCTATCGAAGGGCAATTGGCTGTAGCAACTGTTGTATGGAATCGCGTCAAGAGTCCTGATTATCCAAAGACAGTTTGTGGTGTGGTATACGAAAGACATGTGGATTTTAGAAATCATAAGGTTGTGTGTCAATTTAGTTGGACCTGTAAACCAAAAAGGAAACTTAACAAAAAGAAATATAAGCAATCGCGAGAAATAGCCAGAGAAGTCTTATTGAAACATAGACTATTGGCTGATGTATCTGGAGCGACGCTTTATCATGCGGTTTACGTTCATCCGGATTGGGCGGATAGAACTGAACAAATAGGCCAAATAGGAACGCATTTGTTTTATCGAGAATAATATGGAAATTTATATTGTATCTCATGATGATTTACAAAAATTGGTAGACTTGGTTTGGAATGAAGCAACGGAAAGTCAAGAAGTCCCAGATTATTTTTGGTCAGATGAAATAATTGAGAATTGGATTTCTGATTTAGAAGGTGAATGATATGGATCAGTTTATGTTTGATGTTGAAACTCTTGGTGTTGAAAGTAACGCGGTTGTTCTTTCGTTCGCTTGTATTCCATTCACCTTTGATGAGGATATGTCTGAAGGTCCGGATATTCTTTATCAACGATTATTGGATCGTGCATTATTCGTGAAATTCAATGCAAAAGAACAATTCCGGATGGGACGTGCATCTGATAAAGGAACTATGCAATTTTGGTCCGAGCAGACTCCACAAAGCAGAACAAAGTCTTTCAATCCTAATCCTGATATTGAATTGAACGCTATTGGTGGATTAACAGAATTATTCAAATTTGTTAACAAAGAAATGGGTGGATCAGATGGAAATCTGACTATTCCAAATGGATACACATTTTGGCAGCGTGGCGGATTGGATCAAATAATGCTTGATAGTTTTGCAGTTCACGCTGGTATGAAACCGTTTGTTAATTTTTGGTGTTGGCTTGACGTTAGAACTATGTTAACCATCACTAAGGATACGGTGGTTCGCGGTTATGCATCAGTTCCTGATTTTGATTTTCGCACCAAAGTGATCAAACATGATCCAGTTCATGATTGCGCGTACGATATTCTTATGATGGTTGCTGGAAAATGAATGTTGCGGAAATTTAGTTGTATTAGCGAAGCGGTTGTTTATTACCAAAACAAAGTTATGTTTATCATAGCGTGTTAACGGTTTCGGAACAATTTATGCTTGGCGATAAATATAGAGTTGAAGTCTATATTAATCCCAACTTAAAAGGTGACGAGCATTGTGGAAATCTTGGAGCAATCATCCGTCAACGAATTCGAAAAAATTCTTTAGTTGTTTGGGCAGAGGAAATTTAGCGCGTATAGCTCAGAGAAAGAGCAGCGGTCCCTAAAACCGTGTGTCGTGGGTTTGAGTCCCACTGCGCGCTCCAAAGGACAATCATGAATATAGAGATATTGGAAGACGAAAATTGTGCAATGGTTGAAATCCATAAGGATGGAGAGGCTATCTTTATCGGTAACTATTGGGATTTACCAACCGATCCAAAAGCGCTTTCCCAACTGTTGAAATCCTTGGGAATAAATCACACGGTCAAACCATATAACTACAAATAATTCAAATTGAATATGAATATTAAGGAAATGGTTTCTGATAATAAGAAGGCTCGATTTGTATATTACAAACTTAATGAGCTTTGGTACGAAACGGAGACTGGTTTCAGATTTCCAGTTCCGATTGCAGATACAGGTGATGGAACATTCCAAGCAGAAGAGAAAGCGTTGCTTCTTATGAGATACATACGAAAGCACATTAAATACATTGAGTCAGCCAGAGAATAAGCATGAGCATCGCAAATTTGATATTTTCATTCTTATTTATTTTAATTGGAGGAATTGGTACATCATTATCCTTCTTTGTTCCACATTATTGGAAATTTTCTGGAGATCATTCAACAGGAGCCGCTTTAGTTGGAGTATTATGGCTGATATCTTGTTCAGCCATATCAATAATCATATTGAACCATTAGGAGTAAATTATGTGGTCGAAATTTAAAGCTTGGATTATTGCTCATGCGCCGTTCAATTTGGCGCCAGGAGCTATTTTTGCAGTTTTGACATTGATTTTTCTGATTCTTGTTGGTCTTTGGGTCAATAGGGCTCATTCGGCCACAGTATTCGACGAGAAGCCATACGTCCAATTTAATGTTGGTTCAACAGTAATTCGCGGAGTTACTCCAACATTCGGTATTGATTTGGTTGAACCAACAAATTTGGTAAAAGGTTCTGATATAGTGATTGGTATGTTTGCTGTTGGGCGTTCTACTTGGAAGAACTGTCCTATAGACGGAGCCGGTAATCACCAATGTGAATCCAATTTGGCTTGGCGAGCCATTTTTGAAGATACTGTGTATGGTAATAAATTTGGAGCGGTTCGGGCAGGTATTGGTATTTCTTACATGACCAATTATCTACCTTATAATGGTGGAAATGTCAACGCGAATCTTCAATTGGCGTACGAATTCTACAAGGCTCCATTGACCATTACGTATACTCATTTTTCTTGTGGAGGTTCTTGTAGTCCTAATGCTGGTCGGGATCTTTTGTTACTTGGATGGAGATTCAACTAAATATGAACGCTCCAGATAAATGTCTTGTGGATGACCTATTAGGTTTTGAAAGAGATGTTAGAAGTGGAACTTATTGCGAAGTGTCAGAACGGCTAGATTTGGCTGATCTTCTAAAACGGGCTAGACTTGAAATATTGAGATTGCGAGATCCAAATGATTGACGATTACGAAGGCTTGTAGATTTTACCAGACATATAGGTATATTATGAAATTCGTGGGCCGCCCTTTACAGTTATTTTTGAATCTATTTCAATCAAACAACTGTAAGGGTAATCTAATGTTGAATCTAAATAAAACGTGGAAGAATCTCCACAAAAATAAAATGTTGACTTCAGCTCACGTTGTAGAGCGTGCTATTCTACGCGTGATGCATAAATCTGATGATGAAAATAAATGTATTGATTTGGTACTTCGTGACCTTTTGAAAGCATTTGTTCCAAGAACCAATAAAAATGCGTTGGATAATGGTTATAAACCGCTACAAGGTCTTAAACAGGCTATTGCACTGGCTCGACATGATACTTGTAAAGGAACCGTTCTGGGAGTGCCAATAGCCAGTCTTGGGATAGATAGAAAAATAAAATACGAAAGGTTGATGTTATCACTTTGGATTGATAGTAATAAGTGTGACGAATATTTCAATAGGAAATACGTTTACATTTTTGTTCGCCAGGATATTTCACCAGAGTATCAAGCGGTTCAAGGAATGCACGCGGCTTTTCAATTAGGATACGATTTGCGTGATCAAAATAGAATTGATTGGGAACAAAGTCGTGAATTGTATTTCACGGTGATTGGTGTTAAGGACGAAGACGCCTTGATAGAGACGCAAATTCATCTTAGAGAACGGAATATACATGGAATAGGGTTTCGTGAACCTGATTTGGGAAACCAAATCACTGCAATTGCAACAGCACCAATTCCTATTCGTGAAAGGGGTGATTTACTCCAATATAGACTTCTGAGATTTAGTGCTTGTTGATTACAGAAATCGAGTCTAAACTATATAAGGTTGAATGGTAGTAAACTTCTGACTAAAGGTGTTCAAGACGCGGGTTGCGATACCCGCCAGGTCCACCAAAAGTGCACGAGCCTGGAGATCATATGTCGGGTCGTTTCTTGATAATCAATGGCGTGCACTTTTGATGGGCCTGAACAGTTTCGATTGGGCGCGGCATAACTCATTGGCTACCGGATTGGTGACTGCCCTAAGCAGCACAAAACGTTAAATGCAAACGATAGCGCATTCGATGAAGGGTTTGTAGAGCTTGCTCTAGCAGCCTGATTTCGTCTGGGGTTTCGGTGGGTGTCCTTATTATCCAATCATCCACCAATCTTTTCCCAAGGATACATTATGTCATTTGCGATTATCCTCTCTTGTAAGAAACACCCAAGATATCAAGGCAAACGTCCATCGAAAGATTGTTTGGATTGTATGGACATATATAATACGAGGTGGCGTGCTGAAACGGTAACCGTAAGACGTGGTAGTCACAGCGATAATTGTGCTGGAACGATTCTTATGGATAATGATAGATTGAAAATACTTGTCAGAAATGTCGAATGCGGTAAAGATTACTATGACCAAAATTGACGATAAAACCAAATTCTCCCAAGCAGTCGAAAGTCTTGCCAATACCCAAAACATATCTCATCTCGAAGCTCTGGTTCAGTATTGTGAAAAAACCGGAGTTGAAAGCGATGTAGTTAAGAAACTCATCACTCCATCGCTTAAAGCCAAACTTAAAGTGGAAGCACAGGCGCTTCATTATTTGCCTGGAGGTAGAGATTCTAGATTGCCGACTGGAGATTGATAGTGGAAGAAAACAAAGATAGTAATAGAAGACAGCATGTAAGAGGAAAGGTTCCAGAAAATACGGTTGCATATTTAATCAATGAAGCTAATGGGAAAAAGGTTCGTACCAGGCATAAAATTGTTGATCTTTGTCCAAGTGGAGTTTGCTTAGAGACAGGAAAATTACCAATAAGAATAGCTGCCAAATATCATTTAGTGGTAGTGATCTATCTGGATAGAGTTCCAAATGTAATCAAAATTTACCATATGGACGCATACGCCCGTCATAATACAAATGGTAAGACTGGTTTTTTCATGATTAGAAGAGTTAAGGAAAATAAATGAGTTTATTGAAAGCGTTGACTGCGCCATCCAGTATTTACGATGATGACACTCCTGGATTCAAAGATTTTAATAACAGAGATTTCTTGGATGAAGCTGTTAATGGAAAACACAAGATGTGGTCCGTTTCTGGCGATTATTATTTCCCTTGTGAAAAGACTGTTGAACAAGTTCCTTCAGGCCAATATCTACCAACAATAAGTGATCAACGTGGGCCGTTTTTGGTTAGAAAGAAAGTTGATTTAGATCAACTGATAGTTCTTCCAGATTCCAAAACAACCGAAATTTTGAGTTCAATTAAATTTTTCTGGACTCGTGAGAATGTTTTCCGCCAACATGGGTTTCTTTGGAAACGTGGTATTCTTCTTTGGGGACCACCTGGGTCGGGAAAGACGGCTTGCCTTCAACAAATTTCTTTGGAAATTATCGCGTTGGGTGGAGTTTCTTTCTATTGCACCACACCAAACGTAACAGCAGAAGTTTTGCGAATATTTCGTCGAATTGAACCAAAAAGACCTGTTGTTGTGTTGATTGAAGATATTGATGCGATTCTGGATAATCGCGGTGAATCGGATATGTTGGCTCTTTTGGATGGAGAGCTGCAGATTGATAATGTGGTTTTCATAGCCACAACCAATTATCCCGAAAAATTGGATAAGAGATTTTCTAAAAGACCCTCAAGATTTGATGAAGTGGTATATATTGGAATACCTAGTGATGAATCACGGCGCCATTATCTCCAGAAGAAGAATCCACGCCTGAATGATAATCAGGAAGATTTGGAACTTTGGGTAAGATTGACTAAGAATTTTTCATTAGCTTTCCTGAAAGAAGTAATTGTGGCTGTTGAATGTCTTGGACAGGATCTTAATTCAGTTATTGAACGACTGAAAAAAATGCAAGATTCTAAGGCTACCTCCGAAGACACGCCTGATAAACCTACAGTGGGATTTACATGAAAGATTTAATTGGTTTTATTTTGATAATTTGGTTGATATTCGAATTGATATATTTAACTGGATGTGAAGCCCAATTAGATTATCCTAAGAATAGACTAAACAATCAAATAGTAAATGCTCAAAATCTTTGTTTAGATCATGGAGGAGTTGATCAATATCGATTTCATATCAATGAAGATAAACCATTTATTGGTCCTTTGATCGGTGTCAATTGTATGGATGAAAAATATTTTGTCGTAGACAAAGAACTGCAACAAATCGCGACTAAATAACAAGTACATTATGAATCGGCGCAAGGCCGAATTGATTTACACAAAATATTAAAGTACACATAGATACGAGGATACAAAAATGGTAGATTTTGCAAAACTACGCAAAGGCAATTCAGCCGAAAGACTTCAGAAAGCTCTGGAGCAACAAAACAGAAAATTCGTCCGCGATGAACGCTATTGGCAACCAACTGTTGATAAAGCAGGTAATGGTTTTGCTGTAATTCGTTTTTTGATGGGTCCAGCCATTGATATGGCTGACGACATTCCACCACCAGATTATTCAACTTTGTGGACTCATGCATTTCAAGGTCCAGGTGGATGGTATATTGAAAACTCTTTGACGACTATTGGTCTTGATGATCCGGTTTCTGAAATCAATAAGGCGCTTTGGGATACTGGAGTGAAGGCAAATCGAGAAATTGCTAGCGCACGTAAGCGTAAGTTGAATTATATCAGCAATATTTGGGTTGTGAAGGATGCTGGTAATCCAGCCAACGAAGGAAAGCATTTCTTGTATTCGTATGGCACCAAGATTATGGATAAGATCAAAGATAAGCTTGGTATGGAAACCAATAGAGAAGAAGGATCATATGTGGATCCAGATGAAGTTAAATTCAATGCGTTTGACTTCTGGGAAGGAGCGGATTTCAAGCTTAAGATTCGTAAAGTTGGAGATTTCCGAAATTACGACAAGTCTGAGTTCGCAGCGCCGTCTCCTATATTTGGAGGCGATGATGCTAAGATCGAAAAACTTTGGAAGGATCTTTACAGTCTCAAGGCAGAAGTAGCTCCAGATAAGTTCAAGACTTATGATGAGTTAAAGAAGCGCTTGGATAAGGTTTTGGGTGCGGCTGGAACAACTGGTGCGCCAGCCAGAGCGGCTCAAGCCAAAGTGGAAGATGACGTTCCACCAACCGAAGCTGAAATGGACCGAGAAATCAAGGATGCAATTTCAGAGACTCCTGGAGAAGATGGAAGCGCTTACGCAGAGTTCGCAAGGCTTGCTGAAGCAGAATAATCAGCTGGTGGAGGCGCAACCTTAATTGGTTGTTCCCAAATAAGGCCAGGCGAGAAATCGCTTGGCCTTTTCTTTTCCCATAGTATAATAGCTCCAGGAGGTAATTAAAATGCGTCTAATATCTGAAGACGAGTTCTTCGTCAGACTTCGCAGCGTTAGCAAAGCGCGTCCGGATGGACGCATAGAGAGTTTCGAATGGATTCAAGAAAGTATTGAGAGATGTTGGAATAACTCTGCCAAAGCCAATAATTTGAGCGAAGTTCATAATTGTCCAGGCGTAGTTTTGTTTGGTGAACCAAACGAAGAACGAAATTACAATTGCTACAATTTTGATAATTGGGTCTGGGATCGCCCCACCGGCCTTTTTATAATCAATATCAATCGCGGATACCACGAACGTCTATTGGGTGATCTATATCTTCTTCATACAGGCCTGACTCATTCCGTAGCAGATCGAGACGATGCTGGATCGTATATTCGCGAAGGTTTTGGTTTTGCGCTCTCAAGTATTGCCCAATACCCGATTAAAGGTCTGAAAACGGAATTGACTGACCACGAACATATCATATTTGAAAATATGGATTTTCGTGGTTTGTAACCAAAAGAGGTGACTTATGTTTTCTACAATATATCTTTTTGGTCTTGGATTTTTCATTTCTTATTTTCGCGATGAGATTTTCTCACGAGGCAAACCAATTCACACTAGACTTATTGGAATTGCTCTTTGTCTTCTTTGGCCAATTGTTTTTCTTATTCGGTTGCTTTTTCTTTTCATTTAAACGCTTTACTTTTGCGTCGGATAGGAGTAAACTTTTTACGCTCGATAGGTAAATAAAATGATTCTCTAAAAATGAACCAGAGGGTTGAACTATGAAGCGCTAATCTTTCGAATCAAATTAAATTATACTTGATAATAGAAGTAAGGTGCTTGGTTCTGGGTTGTTAAGGTTAAGCTGACTACAACTCCGGATAGATGCGAAACAGAACCGGATGGAGCTAAGGTGAAAATATCCTGATCAGATATGAGTAATCCAAAGCGTTGAAGTCTCACGGCACAAAATGTTGTTATGAATGCGGGCCACCCTAATGTCCGAGTCTGGGTGGCCCATTCATTTTCAGATACGATACATTGCTCCATAGCCTTGTGGAGCATCAAAAAGTCCTGCATTCAAAGAATCAGCAGAAGGTTCTGGATTACGCGGACTTACTACAACCCCAATTGGACTCTGAGACGGCGTAGGGACAACCGTAGTCTTGTTTCCACCTTTCACCACTACAACCTGTGGGGATGAATCTTTATCAGATTCTAGTGTGTTATTTGTTTCGGTAGCTTTGGAAAGCGCTGTTGGGAGTGCTCTTGGAGGTTGAGTAGGTTTTACTTTCAACGCCTCAAATTCGGCTTCATGTTTTTGGATATACTCCTGAGCTCGTTTCGACGTTCCACCGCGCGTATCTCCCGTCTTGGCATTGATAAGTGTCTTATATTCTTCTGGAAGATCATCATTGCCCTTTACTTCGCTATCTCCATAATTGTGATACTTTTTACCTTTTAATTCAAAATTACCATTACCAAGAGCCTTTAATCCGTAATCCTGTTCCAATTTCTTGAATGGACTTGCGGCACGATCGTATTCATATTTGGCCATACGGTCGATGGCTAAGGCCTGACCAGCCGTAAGAACAGCTGCACCAAGAGCGGCTCCCGTTTCGGCAAAACCAGCGCGAGCCAATATAGGTTTGAGTTTTGACCAAACGTTACTAAAGATTGTGCTTGCGAGCTTACCTAATTGAGATAGAACTTTTCCCACATTGGCGCCAATAGCTCGAATAGCCTTCCAAGCTAATCCTAGCATTTGTAAGATTGTTCCTAGCATACTTCCAAAATTATTTTTTCCACTTCTACCCAACAACGTATCCAATTTCTTTTTCATATCGTCTATGGATGTTTGGATTTTATCGATACGTTGATGAAGGGCTTTTGCGTCTTCTTCTTTTTGTACAAATTCTTTGGTGTGTTGTGCTTGCGCCTGATCAGAATTACCCATTTGAATATTGCTGAGAGCGTTTGGAACGTTTTCTGTTGGCACGCGTTCAACAGTAGATGGCGTCTTATTTTCTGTTGGTTTGGCACGTTCAAATTTTGGTAATCCACCAGAAAAAACTTTCTCGGCAAATCGATCTGTCGTCAATCCACCTACAAATGATTTTAAAAATCCTCCTTGACGTCGTCTGCTCTTTATAAGATTAGAACCCAAAGGTTTCTTCTTACCAAACAAATACTCATGAATTTCATCAACGCTAGCACGAATAGCCTTGATATCTGCAGACGTAGCAGGAACTTTCTTTTTTTCTTTGTTGTTTAATAATTCAGGAAGATTTTGTAAGGATACAGATTCTGTTCCTGGAGTATTCGGATGTTGTTTTATGAGTTTTTTGGCTGTGTCTTTTCCTAGGAAATTTTGTAATGATGAATGAACGCGTTTTCCTTCGTTTTTTGGTGATTCTTCGTATTTTGTTTGGGATTGGTTTGTGAAATCGTCCTTCTCAATTTTATTCAGTAATTCCTGTGCCACAGGTCGGCTGATGGAAAGACGGTATGCAAGAATTCTTGCGTCCATCTTTCCTTCCTGTTCTATAAGTTCACGAGCGCGTTCCAACAAATCTTCTTCTGATTCGTTTTTAATCTTTCCTTGTTTTGAAGCTCCTTTTACAGAAGCTTTGGGTTTTTTAGCCGGAAGCTTTGGTGGTTCTGGTGTTTTTGCCTTTGGTTTTTCATTTGGAGCAACCCTTTGATCCAATTCGTGTTGGATTTCTGGTGGTATTGGTAGGTTTTTTTCCTTGAGAACTTTGACAAAGTCCTCAAGATTTAAACCCGCTGGTGTTTTCTTCTTAGCTGCCATCTATTAGCCTCTTTTCATTCTTGGTCGTCTTGGTCCCTTTGCCGAAGCTCGTTTAGCAGCTTCTTGGAGTTGCAATTTCAAATTTTCTTCTTCTACAGCCTGAACCATCATAGCCAAATACACATCCTTTTCCCAGGGTACCATGGAGTCAAATATCCTTATGTCTAACTTATGATGGTATAACAAATTAAAATTGGTTTCGAAGTGCTGCCTAAGTGCTTGCTCAGGCAGCACTACGCGAAAAAATCCTCCAAACCCTCCAACTTGATTTCATGGTTATAACCACATTTAACACAAGTTGTATTTACTTTATGACTAATGTTTGGTATAGAATCCAAGAATTTTTCAATTTCATTATATTTTGATATCTCTATCTGTTGGACAAATTCTAGAAGTTCTTCTGGAGTAGCATCATCCGATCTGGTCACTGTTTGCTCATCAAATATGTAATCAATACACATAGCAGCCATCATGTGATCTTGTAAGGATTGTTCAACCATAAGAGCCTTTTGTGTGGATTCAAATGTTGGAAGACGTAATTGGACACCAATTGTTTCATTCAACATTATTTTTCCAAATCCCTTTTCTGGAATTTCGAGTTTGATTTGATTCAAATCCACATCACATTGCAGAATCATTCCACAAGCGTTATTTTGGTATGTATTGGTGCATTTGAAGTGAACTGGTATTTTTTCACCACTAGATTTCATGTAGATTTGAAGGAAAAGCCATTCCAAATCCACCATAGGAAGTTTATTAATATCAAGCTTGTCCACCAAACAATTGGTTAGAACTTGCTTCAAAGCATCAACCATTGATTTCACTTCGCCACTTTCTTTTGCCATCATTAAAACAGTGCTTTCTTTTACTGTAAATGGCGTAAATCTAACGGAAGCTTTTTGTGAACAAATGTTGGTGGTATAGATAGGTAAATCAATTCTTGGTAAAGTCATAATGAATCCTTATATAATATTGCTTAATGAATTGCGACCGATAATTTGACTAAGTTGTTTTGTGGAAGATGAGCCGTTCAAAAATTGAGCACCAACATTGAGAAGTTGATTGGTAAAATTGTTAATTGGTAAATCAAGATCAGAAGTCTGCAGTAATTGTGATTGCCATTTGGTAAAGACGAATGTTACTGTTACTCGATGTGTGCTATCATCAGACCAATTGGTTGGTAGAGAACTAATCGAGACAGGCATACAT